GTGCTAATGTCAATAAATTGATCCTAGAGATTAAGAAGTTAATATCCAATGAGGTGAACCGTGTTCTTAATAAGAAGAGACAGGAATTTACAACTCTTCTCAAGAACTACAATAAGTTGAGTGACAAGGACAAAGAAGATCTCGTTAAAGGTATCGATGAGAAGGTAAATACCAATTCTATGAAAAAATTGGCTGAAAACCTGATTAAGAAGAGGGTTGAGGAGAAGAAAAACCTCGTGGCTCAAAATCTTCTCTCATTCCTTACACCTCTCAAGATCAATCAGACTAACAAGAACACCTTTATCAAGCGCTTCAAGAATGATGATGTGAATGTGAATACCCTAAAGAGGGAGGCTCTAAACCTGGAAAAAACTCAGATGTCTGGAAACGTGGATAACCTCCGCACCAAACTGGATACACGTCTAGGTGAGATAGGTCTCAATCAAGTGAATCAAAATGCAATCATGAAAAAGTTTCGTAATGGTAACCGAAACGTTGAAAAGTTACTTTTAGAGGCCAAGCAGTTGAAGGCTCTACGAAACACGGAGACTGGTAACAAGGCTAAACAAGAATATATTTCCTACCTTGGCACCCTATCCAACCTCACGAATGAGGACAAAAAGGCGTTGTTAGGATCGGGTAACCTCAACCGAAACAAGGCTCTCACCCTTTCTAAACAGAGAGGTGTGGAGAAGAAGGAGGGGGAAAAGAAAGAGTTTGTGGGATTCCTTGCGGACTTGGGGCTTACGAATGATAACAGAACAATAATGATTAACAAGTACAACGCTAATACTCTAAATGTTGAAGCCCTAAAGAAACAGGCAATAGAGTTGCGAAGTGGTAAGATTTCTGAGAAAAAGGCAAAACTTTTGTCGCATATGAATACTCTTAACCTTGGTAACCAGAACAAACAGAAGCTGTTAAACCGTATTGAAAACACAAACCTCAATACTCTCAAAGCTAACGCTAATGGAATCGCCAAGAAAATTGCAGGTGAGAAGGTGGCAAAAGATAGGAGGGAGTTGGAAGAGTACATCAATGGTTTGGGACTCAATATCAATAACAGAAGTGGTATCTTGAACAAGAACCCATCTCTCGTCGCAGGTAAGCAGATGGCCAATGCTAAACTCAAAGAAAAACAAGGTAAAAACAAAAAGAATCAAAACAGGGAAGAGTTGGAAGAATACATCAATAGTTTGGGACTGAATGTAAATACGAGGGTTTCCATACTAAACCAAAATCCTACTCTCGTCGCAGGTAAGCAGATGGCCAATGCTAAACTCAAAGAAAAACAAGGTAAAAACAAAAAGAATCAAAACATGGAAGAGTTGGAAGAATACATCAATAGTTTGGGACTGAATGTAAATACGAGGGTTTCCATACTAAACCAAAATCCTACTCTCGTCGCAGGTAAGCAGATGGCCGATGTGAAATTACAGGAAAAACAATCCAAAAATCAACAGGTTCGTAATCTGAATGATTTGGAAGAATACATCAATGGACTAGGTCTGAATGTAAATACGAAGAGAAGTATTATGAATCAAAATATTTCAATCAACCAGAAAATAAAATTGGCCGATGTGAAATTACAGGAAAAACAATCCAAAAATCAACAGGTTCGTAATCTGAATGATTTGGAAAACTACATCAATGGACTAGGTCTGAATGTGAATACGAAGAGAAGTATTATGAATCAAAATATTTCAATCAACCAGAAAATAAAATTGGCCGATGTGAAATTACAGGAAAAACAGGGTAAAAACAAAAAGAACCAAAACAGGAAACAATTGGAAAACTACATCAACGAGTTGGGTCTTAATGTGAATGATAAGGTAAACATTTTGAATAAAGATCCGTCCCTAAATGAAGGAAGAAAGTTGGCAAATGCCAAGCTTCAAATGAAGATTAAGGAAAAGCGGAACAAGAATAGATTTGCTCTTTCGGTTCATCTAAACAAGTTGGGTCTAACCAATATTGAGAAGAGTAAATTCCTTGAAAAATTCAATAGTAATGTCAATGCTAATACTGTAAAGGCGAATGCAAATGCATTTATTCAAAACAAAAAGTCTCAACAAAGGATGACAAAGAGACAAGAACTTCAGAATTACATATCTGATATGGGTCTTACGAATCAAGAACAGTTGCAATTACTAAACAAATTTAACAGGAATGTTGATAACTCGAATGCTATCAAAAAAGAAGCAAACACTTATGTTAGACAAAAATCAAGACAACAGAGAGCTATGATGCGCGACGATCTGTTCAAGTTCTTGAAAGGATTGAACATTTATCAAAAAAATGCTCAGAATTTATTGAAAGAGTACAACAACACGAACGTTAATGCACAAATTCTTAAAAATCGTGCATCTGGTATTGTAGAAACAAGGAAACAAGAGATATTTGTCCAAGAAGAGGGTGAGTTTATGAATTATCTCAACACTCTTGGGAACCTCACTGCTAAAAATAAATCTGATATAACGGAAAAACTCGAAAGTTACTATACAAATTGGAATTCTCTCAAGGAAAGTGCGACGAACCTTGCTCTTCAACGCGCCAAGGAGAGACGCGACAAGGAGAGAAATGAGTTATCGGCGTATGCTAATAACTTGGGTTTGAACAATGATAAAAAACGTTCTCTTGTGAAGGATCTAAACGATAAAGCTGCTAATCTTGGTACTCTTAAAAGAGAAGCTAATGCATTGAAGAAAGAGATAAATAACACGAATAGAGCGGAAAAAAGGAAGAAATTGCTTAGATCTCTAGTCAATCTTGACATAACAAACCAAAACCGTGAATCTTTTATGGAAAAGTTTGGTAACAATACTTCAACCGCGAATGCAATCTTACAAGAAGCTAAACAACTAGAGACTGACAGGATTCAAAATAGAAGGAATCAGCTTGCTCTCTTTATGACTAATTTAGGTCTAGAGCAAAATGATAAAAATTTGGTTCTAAAGAATTTTGACGTGAACCCTCGCAACAATGTCAGGTTACGTAAAAGGGCTGAACAACTCAAAAGTAAGAAGAATACTGAGGAACGTGAGAAGATTCGCCGTGAACTCATGGAATATCTCAACACCCTAAACATGTTGAATAATTCTAACAAAAATAAGTTGATGGCTAACAATTCTAAATCATACAACAATGTTAAGAATGAAGCCAACCAGCTTCAGGTAAACAAGAAGGCTCAAAGTGAACGCAAGAAGGAGCGTCAAGATATGATCAAATACTTGAATACACTTAACAAGCTTACGAAGAACAATAAACAAAAGTTATTGGACAATGTTTCTAGAAATATTAACAGTATCAGAAACGAAGCCAACCAGCTTCAGGTAAACAAGAAGGCTCAAAGTGAACGCAAGAAGGAGCGTCAAGATATGATCAAATACTTGAATACACTTAACAAGCTTACGAAGAACAATAAACAGAAGTTACTCTCTAACAATACGAGAAACACTAACAGTGTCAGGAATGAAGCCAACCAGCTTCAAGAAATTGGGAGGGCGGAAAGTGAACGCAAGAAGGAGCGTCAAGATATGATCAAATACTTGAATACACTTAACAAGCTTACGAAGAACAATAAACAGAAGTTACTCTCTAACAATACGAGAAACACTAACAATGTTAAGAATGAAGCCAACCAGCTTCAAGAAATTAGGAGGGCGGAAAGTGAACGTAAGAAGGAGCGTCAAGATATGATCAAATACTTGAATACACTTAACAAGCTTACGAAGAACAATAAACAGAAGTTACTCTCTAACAATACGAGAAACACTAACAGTGTCAGGAATGAAGCCAACCAGCTTCAAGAAATTAGGAGGGCGGAAAGTGAACGTAAGAAGGAGTTTGAGGAATTGTCTAGATATATCAATGGTTTGAACATGTTGAACAAAACGAATAAACAAAAGTTATTGGACAATGTTTCTAGAAATATTAACAGTATCAGAAACGAAGCCAATCAACTTCAATCTAATAAGAAGGCACAACTCGAACGCAAGAAAGAACGTGAAGGATTATCTAGGTACATAAACACACTGAACCTGTTAACCAAGGAAGACAAACAGAAGTTATTGGAAAATATTACGAGAACGTACAACAATGTCAGGAACGAAGCCAATCAACTTCAGGAGTTTAAGAAGACTGCGAAGAGAGGTGGGGAAATCAACACCCTCAAGAAGTCCATGAACGGTCTCAACCAAAACAGTCAGTTATATGTGATTGATAAGTTTGAGACTCAAAATGTTACATTGAACTCTATGTTGAAGGAAGTTGAGCAAATCAGGAAAAAGATGGCCACTGAGAAGAGAGCTCAAAATCGTTCCGAGCTCGTTGACTACATGAATACTCTAGACGTTGGAAACACCGATAAGAAGAAGATTCTCAAGAACTACGATAGTCAAAAATATAACTTAGGGACCCTAAAGAATCGCGCAACCCAAGTTAACGCGACGATTAAGAACAAGGCCCAACAACGCCAGGAACTTTCCAACTATATAAATAGTTTGGGTATCAACGGTACCCAACTTCTTGAGAAGTTAAATGATGGTAGATCAACCCTCATCCGTCTTAAGGCTGATGCCAATAAGATGAAATCGGTGTCCACCGCCAGTCTTGTAAACTCCAAGAAAGACCAATTACGTGCTCATATGAAGAACACTCGTTTAGATGATAAAAATAAGAAGTCGTTTATAGGTCGTGTGACACTAAACACTAACATGAACTCTATAAAGGGTGAAGTGAACAATCTCAACACTCAATTGAAGACTCGTAATGATCAACTCGCAGCTAAAAAGTCGGATGTCAGTGTGTTCTTGAACACCCTAAATGATCTTAGACCAGAGAACCGAAAGGGTTTCTTAGCAAAGGTGACAACTGCTAACACGGACATTGAGGGTATCAAACGTGATGCTACGAGTATGAACAAAGCTGTAAAGAATAGACGGATTGAGACGGATCGTAAGAAAGAAGAGGAAAAGAAAAAGAAGGAAATAAAATCTAGGAAGGTTGATGAAGAACGTTTGAGTAAACATCTAAAGGGTCTCAAGCATCTTACATCACCAGAAATGAGTGATTACATGTCCAGTTTCCTTAGAAATGGAGCTAAGTTTGAGAACGTGGTTGCCACTTCCAAAGCAAAAGATAAAGACAATGAGAAAGATAAGGATACCCTCCGGTTCTACATTCGTGACGCTCGTATTCCACAAGCTAGAAAGGACTTGTATATCAGACAACTTTTACAACCCCATGTTAATACGAGACCAATCAAGAGAATTGTGAATGTTGAGAAAGAAAGTGAGAGGATGATGGGTGAGAGAATAAAGATGGAAACCACGAGAAAACTCAAAAGTCTCAAAGATATCACAGTGGATGAGAGAGTTAAATTCATAAATAGTCTCAAAAATAAAGTTCCTAAGGATGTCTTGGCAACTGCTGAGAAACTTGACATGGAGAGAAAAGAGGGTAAGAAAACTCGTGATAAGGGTATCAAAAATGTTGCAAATGAACTCTCCAAGTTGACAACTATTGAGAGAGATAATCGTAAGAAGTTGATGAATCGTCTCCAAACCAATGGTGCTGAAAAGGTCTTGGCTAACGCAAAGAAACTTAATCAAGAGAGGAAGAATAAACAGAAGGAAATCAGAAATGGGGTTGAGTTCAAGCTCAAGAATATTGGATTGAATGGTTCCAACATCATCACTTTTATGAAGAGGTGGGATGACACAAAAAATGAAACCATATTTGATGATGCCCGTAAAAAGGTTATGGAGAAGAAACCTCTGCTCAATAAAGTAACTCGTGAGATTACAGGTACATTGGGTATATGGAGGAGAGGTTGGGAAGATGCAATTCGTAAGGCTACTAAACCAGAAGAACTTCAAAGTATTGACCGTCTTCTAGATGAAAAAATCAAACTTAGAAAGGAAATTGAACAAGCACCAATCGCTGAAGACAAGCGTCGTGGTCAGATTAGATTTGTCATGAAGATGGCGAACGATATCGTAAAGAGGAAGCAGGAATTAGCTAAAAACATCAAGGCTAAGAGGGGTGAAAGTGATAAGGTAACAGGTGATACCGCTAAAAAGCTTCAATCTATGAACAAATTGGAGCGCGACAATCGTAAACTTCTCATGAATAGAATTGCGAAGGGTGAAGATGTACGCACCGTTATGAAAAATGCTGATAATACCGTTAAGAAACGTGATGAAGCCGAACGCAAACGGAGACTTGACAAGCGTAAAAAAGTTCTTAATGAAATTTCCAAGCATACCAACAAACGAATTACGAATCTAAAAAGTCGCGCTGGTAATCCTTTCAGGGAGGAGGAGGATTATAATGAGATGTATGAAGATGTAAAGAAAATGGTTAAACTTGTCGCTTCAGATAAGGGTAAAGCTATAGGTGACGTAGCTAAAAAGCTTCAGAGTATGAATGGTCTCAATAGGTCTAACAGAAAGGAATTCATGGTTAGACTCAACCGTGGGAATAACTCGAGTAGCATTCTACGAAATGCGCAAAAGAGGAGTACTGAAAAAGAGTTTGCAAAAACAACGACTACCAATAACCCACTCTTTAGAAAGGCTGGTAAACAGGCTGTTCAAAATATTAGAATGAAAACAATGACGAATGCTGTAAAAAAAGCGGCTGAAGTTGAAAAGAATCAACAGAAAATCGGTAATATGAAAACTGGTCCAGAGCGTATAGCGGCTTCACGTAACTTGGGTTCTAAACAAGGTCGTGACCGTGGTCAGATTGCTGAAGGTGTTAAAAATATATTCGGTACTGAGACGACTGCCGAGAGGATGAAGCGAACTGGTGCAAATATAAAAAGGGTACAAGACGGGAGAGAACAATTGTTAGCTCAGAAAAAGAAGAACCGGGAGGAAGCTGAGCGTCGTAGTGTATCTGTGAAAAAGGCACAGAGGAACCGACAAATGAGGGAAAAGGAGCAGAGAGTAAAAGTGAGGGCTAACGCTGAGGCTAAATCCCTGAAAGAAAAGGTGGACAGGAACAAAGTTGAAGCTGAGAGAGCAAAAGCTCAAACTCTTCGCGACGAAAGTGAGAGACGACGTGTAGCAATGCTTGAGGGTCAGAAGAAGAAGGACGCTAAGGCTGCGTTACGAAAACAGAATAAGAAAATCGCCAGGTCCACCGGGCAGGGTGTAAAAGCGACACAGAAGAAGCAACAGGCTGTCCGTCGTAGGATATAAAGTTAAAGACTTAAAGCAATTTCTTCATAATGGAAAATTGTGATGTTTGTTGTGAAAATATAAATAAAATAAATCACAAAAAGGTTGAATGTCCCTTCTGTGATTTACAGAGTTGTCGTATGTGTTCACAGAGATATCTACTTTCCATATCCGATGATCCGCATTGTATGGGATGTAAAAATACATGGAATAGGGAATTTGTAGATACTTGGTGTACAAAGTACTTTCGTAATACCGAAATTCGTCGTCACAGAGAGACTATTTTATTCGAAAGGGAAAAGGTGAGAATGCCAGAAACACAACCAGAAGTTGAGAGGATTATGGCCATGCGTAAACTATACAAAATCATAAACGAACAGAGGGGTAGACTTTTAGAACTTCATCGGAGATATGGATTTTACATGGGTCAACATACAATAAGGGAAATACCGGAACCTATAAATGAGTTGAGGGGTGAAATGGAGGATACACATAGAGAACTTGAAAGACTTCGTAATGGTGGTGAACTCGTAGTGGGTGAAGAACCCAGAAAGTTTATTCGTAAATGTCCTACATCGGAATGTAAAGGGTTTATGAATGAGGAATGGTTCTGTGGTCTCTGCGACCGTCACTTTTGTGAACACTGTAACGAAGAGGTGGGAGAAGGTCACGTGTGTGACCAAGATGCCGTAAAAACCATGACACTTTTGAAGAAGGACACAAAGCCATGTCCAAAGTGTGGCACTATGATACAGAAATTAAGTGGATGTCGTCAAATGTGGTGCCCAGACTGTCACACAGCGTTTGATTGGCACACCGGTCAGGTAGAAACGGGTAGAATCCATAACCCCCATTACATGGAGTTCAAGAGGGGTCGTATATCATCTAGGGAACATGGAGACATACCATGTGGTGGAATCCCCACGTTTAGAGAACTTCGTGAAATGGGTGCACCCGAAAATATCACGCGTTTCGCAACTACTCTAAACTTTCTAGACCGGGAAATTATCTACAGATATGGAGACATATATGATGGAGATAACAGATACCTCAGAGTAGCCTATATGCTCAATGAAATTGAAGATCAATTTTTCAAAAAGGAACTCCAGAGACGTGATAAACAGAGGGAGCGGTACAGAGATATAAACAACATTTACAGAATGGTAATAGACACAGGTGGAGACCTCCTAAGACAATACGTTATTGAACAAGAGAAGTACCCGGAAATTATAGGTATCTGTAAAAAACTGATTGAATACGCGAACGATGTTATCGGTACTATCCGCATAAGATACAAATGTATCCATCCTCTCAATATTTATCTACACTAAATGTAAGATGATACTTTTATTATTCATACTATTTCTGGTGTGGTATTTGATACCAACCTATCAGAAGCCTATGGTGATACCAAACTTTCTGTCAGAGGAGGAAATTAATCACATCAAGAAGGAAGCTGAGAGTAAACTCCATACGTCAACAATTGCGGCGAATGGAATCGTTGACAAGACTATGAGAGACAGTGAAACTGCGTGGATGGAATTGGAAGATCCCATCGTAAATCGTGTTACCCAGAGATGTGTCAATCTCACTGACAGACCCCTGAAAAATTGTGAGAAACTGCAGGTATTGAGGTACGGGTCGGGTGGGTTTTATCACCCACATCAGGATACTTTCAGTGATACAAAGGGAAACAAGAGGATGTACACAATTATTCTCGCTCTAAATGATGACTACGAGGGAGGTGAAACTATATTTCCAAACCTGGGAAGAAAGTATAAATTGAACAAAGGTGATGCTCTCTTCTTCCATACACTGGACAACTATGAACTCATGACTTCTAAGGCTTTACACGGAGGGGCACCTGTAAAGTCTGGTGAGAAGTGGGTGTGCAATCTCTGGGTTAATAAACACCCCTATTAAAGATAAAGGACTTATTTGAATTATATTTACTTTTTACAATGAACCGAAAGTATTAAAAAAATTATTAACATGTGAAGAATGTGATTTTCTAATTAATCATAATAACGAGAGTCTTAAAAAAACTTCATTTTATAGGAGTGAAAGTGATATCTGTGATGTTAAAAGTTTGTTTAAA